GCACCAAACTGTTCAGCTTTAGTAATACGGTCCATTGAACGGTTAAGATATGACAACAAAGCTTCGTGGTTCTTTTCATAATTGCCAAAGTCTTTTAGACGATTGCGTTCTAGGTTGCCATAAGGTCTTGTATAATCACTTTGTGCTTGACGAATCATTTTTATAGCTTGGTCAAAGTTTTTAGCTTTACCTTCATTTACCAATCTGTTAGCTATCATATTTATGTTTTTATTGTTGTTTAAGTCTTTATAGATACGTGGAAAATAATTAGGTCCAAGGTCACCAACATCTAAACCAGCATTTAGAGCCCTTTGCCTAATTAAAGGTATAGATTTATTCCATTGTTCAATAGCAGGTGCAATTTTTTTATCAATTACAATTTTTTCACCACGACTTAATGCGTCTAATGTGTCAACAAATTTAGTAAAGTCTTTTTTGTGTAGACTTAAAACATCAGGAATTAAATTAGCAAAGTTTTGCAAAGATTTTTTCTTGTTCATTGTAGCTGTGTCTAACAGTCTAGAAATCATTGCACCGCTATCACCGTGTTGACTAACAAAGCCAGACGCACTGTTCACAATGTATTTCAACATATTAGGTTGCTGAACTTGTTTGTCGAGATTTACATAAGCGGCCTGAGTTTGTTTGCTAGCATTAGGTGGTGGAGTCAATATGTCGGGTTCTTTTGCAACTAGTTTTGAAGTTGCTTTTGATTCAGCGTGAGCTTGTTTATATAAATTGTTAAGTTGGTTTTGGCCCATAACATCTTTGCCGTCAAACATAAACACAACATCTTTGGTTATAAGTTTCCCACCCGCAAACATTCCTTCCTTACCAGATACTCCTATATATCCTTGTTTTTTTAATTTTTCTATTTCTGGAGGTGTTAAATATGTCGAAGTTGGTAAATTTAAGTCATCAGGTAGTTTAAAAATTTTGCCATTAGTAATAGCTTTAATAACTTTTGTGTTTTGATTCTTAAATGAAGGAACATTGCTTTCACTAAAATTCCAAGCATCAGAAAATTCTGGGAAAAACCATACTCCTTTAGCTTTGGTCATACCTTGACTATTTTTCCCTAAATCGGCAACAAAACCATTATTTTCTATTGCTTTAGCTGCGTCTGAAGTTGTTGCGTGCCAAAGTCGTGTTACGTTTTCAGGTAAAGTACCTTTTGTTAATGCGTTATTAAATTCTTGTGATGTTTTATATTTAAGTGCTTCTTGTTTGAGTGGACCTAAAGCATCAGTAGGTTGTGTTATTTTACTTGTTTTGGGAACTGGCGGTTGAATAACATTACCTTGAGGGCCAACAAGTTGTCCTTTAGCTAGTAAATCGGGTGAAATATTATTTTTCTTTAAGAATGCTTTTTCTTCTTTGCTTAAATTATATCCAGCATTACCAGGGACATTTGCTCCCACGCCTCCATATTGATTCATAGGCACAGGTCTTGGTAATTTAGCATTCTCTAACCTTTGACCAGCTCTTGTAACACCAGCGACAACTTTGTTGCCAGCTGCACCTATAGCTTTATTGACTAATGGAGCCCCCGCACCTATAACTGCTCCAGCACCAAGTGTTGTAGCAATCATTCCGGGGGTTACTTTACGACCTTTTCCTGATTCAGAACCAGCATAAGCTCCAGTGGCAGCTATGTTATATCCTGCAGCTCTAGGACTTATTGTATTTTTCATAACATTGGCAGCTATTTTAGATGAAGGGCCACCACTTTCTAAAGCACGAATAGTAGCATTCAAGGCTTCTGTTCCTTTGGAAACATAAGGCACTGTTTTGATTGCAGCTTTTGCACCTTGTCCAAATTCTCCACCAAAAGGTAATGTAGCTAGGTTAATTCCAATCTGACCTGCTAAATAAGAACTTTTACCACCTTCGACTTGACCACTGGCAACTTTTTTATCGATGTTTTGTGCTTTGCGGTTTAAGTTTTGTGAAACTCGGTTTGTTCCTTTGCCGGGGCTTACAAGGTCATATAGACCACTTCCAGCTTGAGCTATGCCTATAAGACCTCTTTGAACACCTAAATCAAAAGCAGATTCTTTACCGGGTTTCATTTTAGCAACCGGATTAGTTATAGGCAAATTACCAAGTTTGAACGTTGGTGCGTTAGTTGGTTGTGGTATTGGCAGGGGCGATGGTCTAGGCTGTACAAATGGTGCACGCTGTTGATTCATTGCTTGCTGAAATTGTTGTAAATTAACCCTTGGTTGTGGTTGAGGTGCAGGTTTACGCTGAGGTGTTGGATTTTTCCAAGTAGCACCTTGGTCAAAAGGATTTATTTGAGCAACTAATTTTTGCCAGAAACTAGCCATTTTAGGCCTTTCCAGTAACTGTCATTTTCTCCCACTGATTTTTCCAGAAATCTGACTGATTTGGGTCGCCACCAGTAGCTTGAGTAATAAGACCTTTAGCTATTGCATCTTTAGCAAATTGAGTAGTTCCAGAATTGTTGATAGCTTCTAATTGAGCTTGCAGTTGAGATGTTCCCTGATTTACTGATGGAGCTATGCCTTGTACAGCCTGTACAAATTGGTTTTGTGTGCCAAGCCCAGCTTGTTGTTCAGCAAGTGAACCAAGTTGTTGCTGATATTGGTTGGCCATATTTTGTAAATCTTGACCACTAAAAGCACCTAGGTTAGCTAAATTACCTTCTAAAGCACTTTTAGCTGCACCATATTGAGCACGAGCAGTTTGTAGTTGACGACCAATATTGGCTAAATTACTAGTTTTTTCATTTTGCATTTGTTCTAGATTGGTATCATAAGTTTTTTTAGCAATACCTTGTGCATTACCGGCATATGAACTATCGGCAAGTCCACGAGCTTGATAAGCACCAGCTAGTTGGTTAGCTGTACCTTGAAAAGCTGTACCAAGATTTTCCATTTGTTTTTGATATGCAGTTGTCAATTGGTTAGCTTTTTCTCGTAAATTAGATTCTACGCCACCTGTTAGAACATCATAGGCTGATTGAAGAGCACGAATTTTGTTTGTAACATCTGATTGGAGACCTGGCATATTATATCCAGCATTTGGGTCAGTATAACCACCCCCACCGCCACCAGAACCATTACCATAAAGTCCAGAGAAGTTTTCATTACCTCCTCCACCTCCACCGCCACCTCCACCATCAGGTCTTCTAGAATCAACAAAAGAACCACCAGCTTGCTTATAGTTGCTATACATATTAACTGGATTAAAACTACCTGTGTAGTTTAAGTATGGATTTTCTATTGCTCCACCAACATTTGATAATTTTTGATTACCAGTAAGTGCACCTACGGCTTTTACAGCACGACCAACTGGTGAAGATAATTTTGATGCAACAGTTTTTCTAACGTCTTTATATGACCACATATTTATTTTCTCGAGTAAAACTCATCTGCTCACATCTGTTGTTTATATTGTAATTTTTTATATACATAATTGCAACTACTGTATCTTAAGGGCTGATGGCCAAGTAAAGGCTGAATAGGTTCTGTATCTGAAAGCTACACCAAGAACCACAAAGGTTTCATTAACCCTATTGTTACTAATTTTTATTTTAACACTCCGACTTTTAATGGATAATCGTAGTCTATATGGAATGTTTGTTGAGCTGGTAGTTGTGCCTGTACTACCGGTAGTCGGAGTTCCACCAAGTATGTCACCACCACCAAGAATGTTTGTCGAAAGACCACCTACTGATGAGGCACTAACTGCTGCAGTTTTAGCTATGGTTCCATTATCTGTAATAACGGTGATTGTCACTGTTCCAACTAGTTGTCTGAATAATATAGTCACATCTACCCATCTTTTATAAACATTGTAGTTATTAAGGTCATAAGCTTTAGATGTCCATTGAGCTGAAATAGCAGAGCCATTAGAATCATAGTTTGTAGTCATTTTATAGACATTGGCTGAATTAGCATCAGTAAAGTAAACAATGTCGGTGTTAGTAGAATCAGTGAATAAACAAAAACTTTCGGCATCTATATGAGTCAGTTTAGACCAAGCCAGAAACCTTTTATCATAAGTTAATGTAGCGTTGTTGGCTGTAACACCGCCCTGTGGAATAGATAAATAATAAGTGTTTCCTACATAATGAGCCGCAGCATTTGTGTAATTAGTCGGGTTAATTGTGTCAATTTCTGGATGAATTCGAGCAGAAAGTTCATTTGTGCGAATTACATTGAAATAATTTGGCTCATTGCCAAGAACATATATTCCATTTCTAGATAAGAAAAAAACATCATTATCTACGTTTTCAATACTTTTATGGCCTACGCATCCATAAGTTTTAGATACAGGAGCGACTATTGGGTCTGTCGAACCAGAATTATATGTTAATTGATATATACCTCGTTCTTTGAAGATAATTAAAGCATCTTGAAATTTAGCTAAACCTGTAATTTTGTCACCATCAAATTTGTTTACATCTATAATGTTTGCATTAGCTGTGCCAGAAGTGTCTGATGAAAATGAGGTAGCCCCTGGTACGTTTGGTGTTCCAGAATCAGCATCATTAGTGTTGTCTGGCTGTGGTTGTATTCCACCAGTGGTAACAGTAAATTCACTAGCATCTGTTTGTTTTGAAATATAAAGACGGTTTGGCTGTCCGTCTACTCCTGCTACAAACATCCTGCCATTAAAATATATTCCAAATTTAGCTCTAGGTGCTCTACCATTTCTAGTAAGTGTCAATCCTGAAGCTATTTTTGCTACAGAGTTGACGCCATCAAATACATACATTGAACCTCGAGCTTGGACAAAGTTTATTTTGTCTGTGGCCGTAGAACTAAATGAAGCTCCAGATACTGATGCCCAGCTACTACCGGAAAGATATTTGAGAGTAGAACCATCGACTGTTAATAAATAACGATTGCCAGCAACTGTATCGTTATAAAAACCTAATCCTCTTGGGTTATTAGATAAACCAGAACCTGCGGCTGTATAACCATAGGCTTTAGCTGGTGCTCCAGATTCTACAAACTGTATGTTTTCTAAACTAGAAGATTCCTTATCGTCAATTAAGTTATCGGATATAAGATTATTAAGGCCTTTACCTGGGTTTAATACAGTAATCTGTGAATAAGCTGAACGGCCTCCTCGTTTTGGTGGGATTCTTCGTACCATCTAGGCCACCTTAATTCGTTTCGTTAATAAATGAACCAGTATCTGTAATGTCGCCAGTATATGTACCGGAAACTTCTTGCAATGTCTTAGCTCGTCTTTGAGGTCGAGAGCGGTTATATTGAGCTATAACTTCATCTAGTTCTTGTTGGAACAGATATTCTTCCTGAGATATGTCAGCCTGTGGGTCTTCAGCTTGCCTGTAATAGACTAAAGCACCTCTAGCCAAACACATACTTGATGGAAATGGTGTAGGAATCGAGGCATTTATTATAGGAGTAGTGGTCTCATAATAAAGTTTTAGTGTAGTATTTGTGCCAGTTTCAGAAGTGTTAATAACATAATTGCCTTCATAGCCTTGTAGGAAATAAGCGTATGAGTTTTGTGGATAAATATCTAAATCGGAATAATTTACTGATGTATAAACGTTGTCAGTGCCAACTCCAGCTACGACTTCACGTATATCTAGAATTGAATCTTGGTGAACATTTGATGGCAGTGTGGCAATACCGGCAATCATAGAGATGGTTGCGGTTACTTTATTCATTGGCCAATCATAGGCTCTGTAAACTCTGTCTAATGCTCGTTGAATGAATCTTTGTCTATCTTCAGTGCCAGAAGCGGGAACACTAGATTCACCTAATAAATAACTTAGGTCCTGCATTACATCGGTTTGGGTTATATTTGCCATTTTATTTCCTTAAAAAACTTCACGAGTCATATATTCTGGAAATTCTTTTGCGAACAATTTGAAGTTTTTCTTTTCTCTAAACACATTTGGGTCTGCCTTTACTATAGCATTATATGCCCCTACAGGGATATTTAAAGCGTTTCTAAGCGTTTTTTGAGACATTTCGGCCTTAGATAGCCCTAAAGCTCTTCCGTGCTTGTCAACAAGCGTACGTGCCTGAGCGTTCTCTGCAGATACTTCTCTATAAATTTGGTGGTGTTTAGGAGAAAGGGACAACCATAGGTTATTAGCAGCTCTCCACCTTTTTGGGCCGATAGGCTCTCTGAGCACCATATCTATCGCCTTGTTAAAGGTATTCATCGCTGATGTAATATCATCTACGGTTGTCGCCATATTATCTCCTTAACATACAGTTGTTAGATTACTGTACGTTGGTTGTAGCGAAGCTTGACTTTTCGTTTAGAGCTTCAAGTGTTAACTCACCCACAATCATACCCTTAGAGCTGTAACCAGTTCGTGGGATTTCTTGGTAGTGAGGTTGGTCGAGGTGAGCCACAGCCCATTTGTCTTTTTGTAGACCTACAATGGATGGGTTTTCACCTGCGATTGTTACGTAGCGGTGTTTGTGGATTTCCACGCGACCAAAGTCTGAATCGTAAACGTTAATAGTGTTGTTAACGTTAGAAGCAGTTGCATCTACGAAACGAGTGTTGGTGTTAGTGAAGGTTGAAATTCTTCGCTTTAGAGTACCACCAACTAGGACAGTGTCAACGTTGCCGCCTTGTGCCCAAGCGTTTTGCAAGTAACTGTTAAGCATATTTTCAGATAGTGAAACTGAAGCTGCGTTTGTAGCTAGAGTTGAAATCTGTGCAAATACACCAGCCATCTGACGAGCAGCAGAACCTGTGCCAGATACTAGAGAACCACGCACGATTGCGTATTCTGCATAGCGTCTCCACTCAAGCATAGCTTTTTGCATTTCATAGGTGTAGCGGTCTTTGAAGCCAGCAGTGTTGCTGTTTCTTTCAGAATCGGTAACCTGGAATTCTGCAGAAATAATCTGAGTGTAGTTAGCCTTACGTACAGGGTTAGTCCTGTCAGCGTAAGTTGGGTCGAAACCTTCAGTTCGTGCAACAGTTCCTACTGCAGCAAGAGTGTCGGTTAGCCACTGGTGGTATGGTTGTGAAGCACTGTGCTTCTGTAAACCAACATAAAGTTGGTCTTCTTCTGGGTCGATATTCACGATTAAATCAAGAAGGTCTTCGCGAATAGCGGCGTCAGTGTAAGTAAATGTTTGTGCCATTTTCTCTTCCTTTTAATTTTATATTATTCGCCAAAAACAAGTTTTTTAAGCAGGTCTTGTCGAGCTTGCTTAGCTATTGTTTTATCAGCATTGTTAATGTTCTGGTACAATCTATTTTTTGCTTCGGCAGAATCATCAGATTTACGGTTAGAGGTTTCAACGTGAGCTGATGCCTGAATAACTGTGTTTTCTGTGGCTTGCTTCATACCTTCAGCTTTTGCTGTACCGATATGGTTAAAGAGTCTGTCTGCAATTTGTCCTGGTGTCGGTAGTTTTACCGAACTGGGGTCCTGGCTTCTACTGAGCAAATCAGTTACTTCGCCTAACCTTGCTCTATGGACTAAATCGCGTAACTCTTTGTTACTTTTAAGTTCTGGGTGTTTGCTGTAAGCTTTTTCCCAAAGCTTTTCTTCTGCTCTTTGTTCAAGATACTCATTGCGAGCAGCTTGTCGAGCAGCTTCAACAGCAGAGTTCATCTGCTGATTTATAGCTCCAGCTAATTGATTTGGGTCAATAAGACCGTCATCACTTACTGGTAAATTGTTAAAGTCGATTTGAGGTATATCTTGTACTTGTTGGTACTGATAGAAGTCCTCGTCATCTTCTATGTCCCCGGTAGGACTCTCAGCAGGCGTTTCAGCTGTTTTGCTAGGAGTTTCACTGATTTGTTCAGTTGGCTCGGAGTTTGCAGGTTGCTCGGCTACTGGCTGCTCATCTGTTTGTATAGCTTCTACAGGTTCTGTAGTTGCTTGTGGCTCATCTGGTGTCGTTGCTGGTGCAACTGGTGCGGAATTATCTTCCATACGCATCTCCTCATCTTAATGAGTCTTAATGACTCTGGTGGTAGCTAGTGGAGAAGCTACCATCACAATCATCAATCTTTAGTTATAAGTCTTCCGATTCCACATCCTTTAACTGTACAAACCTCGGCATAATACTCATCTGTTTCCTCCTCATCTCTAGCATAAACGTGTTCGTGGTTTGGGTCAAATAATGGTTCAAGTTCATCTTTATTAATTCTTTCGAGGACCTTACCCCCAACATCTTTAGTATCAGTCTTCTGATTTTTTTCAATATCTTCTTTCGACTCATCATTTTCCTCAAATACTACAAATTCATCAGACATCTTGTTCCATAGCCTCTTCTAATAATTTAGATTTTTTCTTGGCTTCTCCGGCAGATTTCTTAAATGTTTCAGGTGTTTCAACAACTAACTTGATTCCCATAATCATTCCACGCATAATCCAATCTTCTTTGTCAGATAGAATTTTACCTGTAAGAATACGATTAGTGTAGTCTTTTACGGTTGGTTCAATGACGTGGTCAACATACCAATTCCATTCAGGAGTTGAAGTAAATGCTTCAATTTTCTTGCCATCTTCAACTTGTTGAGCGTAACGAGTCTTTAATTTGTCAACTTCGTTCATTGTTGCATATTCTCCATTGCTCTAAGTTGGTCAATAGATACACCTTGTCCTGCTTGTTGTGGTGCTGCGGCTTGTTGTCCTGGTAATTGAGCTAAAATGTCTGGGCTTAAATGTCCTGTTTGAACTAATTGATTGGCCATTTCTGCAATTTGCTGGTCATTATTAGGTGATTGCTGTTGAGGTTCTTGAGGTTGCTGACCACCCTGTTGCTGTTGTTGGTCCATCATATTAACTGTTTCTGTAACTTGTTTGTGGGCCTTAAGAGCAGTATCAGCTTGATTTTTATCTGCTTTAACTTGTAATGAAGCAAGTTGTACTTGGGCTGGGTCAATTTGTGGAGTTTGTTGGACTCTGCGTGGGTCAGCTTGTATGCCGTGTTTTTGTAGCCATTGTGCAGCTTCTGTACCATATAACTGATTAATGTCGGTAGAAAATCTTTCATTGCCAACTTGTTGGTCAGAAGATTGTGCAATTTTTTGCTGTATTTCTTGGGCATTAAGCAAGATTTTGTCGTAGTTTGTATGTCCAGTAAGCTCTGAAAAGTCTTGGAGCAATGTCGCAAAATCTATATATAAAGGTGTGGTAGCTTGGTTTGTCTGTGCAGCTTGTGCAAAAGATGCTTGCTGCATTTGTTCTAACTGTTGAACATAAGACATATATTGAGCGATTCTTTGGTCTTGATTGGCGGGGTCCATAGACTTATCGTCAACCATTAATTCAATATCACCTTGTATATCTTGAGGGTTAATTGTCATTTGTTGTTTTTCGCCCTGTGTCTTAATCATCATAGTAACTGGTTTATCCATATACTGTTGATTGTTAGAAAGCCACATACGACCAATTTGCGTAAGACTTTGTTGGAAATTAGTTCGCATAAATGAAACTATGTCACCAGCCGCTTCTTGTAAGTGAAGAATGCCTGTAGCTGTGCCTTTGGTATTGTCAGTAGCAGAGTTTGGGAGACCGGCTGCATATTGTGAGATAGTTACACCTTCGATAGATTTATCCATAAGTGATAAAATACTTTGCAACATATTTCCATCTGGAGAAGCGTGTTTGAATTGCTGTGGTGCTTGGTCGCCACGATAGGTGAGAACGCCACCCGGTTCGACAACATAGTCATTTACGTTGCCAGTTTCAGGCATCATAAGCATAGAGTTTTCAGATAGGTTCCATTGGTCCATAAAATGGTTGAAAGCGTCATTGTAGCCAGCTTGTAGCCTGTAAGTAGTTTCAAATAGTCCTTCGCCCCAAAATTGGAATGGTTTGTTTTTGACGTGGAATTTAACAAGAGGATATTTACCGTGCCAGTATGGATTCTGCTGCTCCCTGATTAATCGCCAAGAACTGTTACCATCCTTGCTTTGACTTTCTGCATATGTAGATATTACATCACTTTCATAGCATTCAAAGATTTTAACCATATCAACAGTTTTATCAATTTTATCTTGGTTGTTACTTAAGCGATTTCGAGAATAGTTATAAGAAGAACTGTCATCATCCTGTATGTTGGTAGTGTCAAGTTTGTCTAGGTCTTTGTATAGTTCAACACCAGCCAATTCGTTAACTTCTTTAAGTTCGTCTAAAGATTTAAATTCTTTGATGATAACCCAAGGTGCTTCATATAGATTTGTAGCAGACGGTGAAACATATACATTAAATATGTTAACTGGTTCTATGTCGTTATAAGCTACTTTTTTTGTAATCTTTTTTTCTTTAGATAAATCAGTCGTACCGTCTTTACTTGGTAGTCTTTCATATCTTTCAGACTCATCAACCTTCCAGCAGACTTTTGCGAGTCCTGTGCCGGTAACTGTAGCGTCTAATAAACAAGCAAATAATTTATCACGCATAGTTTCATCCATATATGGATTCTCATAGTCGTATTCTAATTTGCGTTGAGCTTTTTCAGCTTTAATACTAATATCGTTCTGGCCAATATTATCATCGTTGACTCTGACTTGCCATCCCGGTTTGATTGCTAGAAACTTTGCTACTAATGCCCAAGTCTGTCTAGCCAGTACTGGAACATACATTTTTGAACGCCAAGGTGAAGGTGTTACTCCAACCACTGCATAAAGCGAATCATACCAATTTGAAAAACGCTTAAACATTTTAGCTTGTGTTGATTGAGCAGTGCTATATCTTTGTTGCCATTGCTCGGGTGTTGTCTTACTTATTTTCTTTTTTGCCATAAAATTTCACATAAGACGCATCTGTTGTTGTTATTGTAGCACATCAGCCTATACCTGTAAGTAGTGGACTTGGTGCTGGTTGAGTTTTCCAAGCTTTGTAATGTGCATCTAGTCTAGCTGTGCTTAAAGCACCGTTATAAATACTCCACTCATCTA